ATTGAACTTTTTTGTAGAGATGAATGAAAGTGACTATATTGAAATCATGTGGAGAACTGAAAATACTGGTGTGTCTATAGAGGCATTTGCAACAAGTTCAAGCCCGACAAGACCAGCGGTTCCTTCAGCAATTGCTACCATGACGTTTGTGTCTAACCTACCCAACCAGTAAAACATCATGGCATACATTCCACTACAAATTCCACCAGGCGTATACAAAAACGGGACTGAATATCAGTCTAAAGGCCGTTGGAATAGCGCAAATCTAGTACGTTGGTACGAAGGCACTATCCGTCCAGTAGGTGGCTGGAGGAAGCGTTCTACCTCTCAGCTAACGGGTATGGCTCGTGGTTTGATTAACTGGCGTGATAACTCAAACAATAGACGTATCGGAATTGGTACACATTCAAAGCTTTATGCAATGAATGAAGGCGGTACTCTAACTGACATCACTCCAACATCTTTTACTGTTGGCGATGCTGATGCTGTATTAAAGATTGGTTATGGCTATGGAACTTATGGAAGTTCTGCCTATGGTGTTGCTAGACCAGATTTAGGTCAATACACTCCTGCCACCACTTGGAGTTTAGACACCTTTGGCGAGTATCTTGTTGCTTGTTCATCCAAAGATGGGAAGTTGCTTGAGTGGCAGTTAAATGTTGCTAATGATGCTGTTGCAATTACTAACGCACCAACTAGCTGTACTGGTTTGATTGTTACTCAAGAACGATTCTTATTTGCACTAGGTGCGGGTGGTAATCCCCGTAAGATTCAATGGTGTGACCAAGAAAACAATACTGTTTGGACTCCTGCCGCCACCAATCAAGCTGGTGACTTTGAACTAACCACTATTGGCTCTCTACAGTGCGCTAAACGCATCCGTGGGGCTACTATCCTGTTTACTGATGTGGATGTACATACTGCCACATACATTGGCCCTCCGTTCATTTATGGCTTTGAGCGTGTAGGTACAGGTTGTGGTGTTATTTCTAAGCAATCAGTAGCCGCTACTGACAATGCTTGCATCTGGATGTCTGGTACAGGATTCTGGATATACGATGGCTTTGTCAAACCATTAAATTCTGACGTTTCAGACTATGTGTTTAGTAACATGAACACAACTCAGTCATCTAAGGTTTATTGTGTCCATAACTCAACTTATGGTGAGATTTGGTGGTTTTACCCAAGTGCAGCCTCTAACGAAGTAGATTCTTACGTTTCTTACAACTATCGTGAGAATCATTGGGCTATTGGTACGTTAGCACGTACGTGTGGTACAGATCGTGGCATCTTCAATAATCCAATTATGGTGTCTACAGACGGGTACGTCTATGAGCATGAAATTGGCTTTGCTTACGATGGTCAAACATTGTTTGCTGAGTCAGGACCAGTAGAGTTAGGTAATGGGGATAGGACTATGAGTCTGACAGGATTAGTTCCTGATGAAAAGACTGCTGGTGATGTACAGGTGCGTTTTAGCACTAAGTTCTATCCTAATTCAACAGAATACAACTATGGCCCATATCAAATGGCAAGCCCTACTTCAGTACGCATAAGCGGTAGACAAATAGCCGCTAAGATTGAAGGCGTTAAACTAACTGATTGGCGAGTTGGTGTTATCAGATTTGATGGGAAACCTGGCAGTATTAGATGATTGATTGCAGTGGATTTACAGAAAACGGGGAACTAAAATGGTGGGTTCCTTACTTTTTGGAAAGTGAGCAATTATTATTAAATGCGCTAGAATATGGCAACGAAACGCATAGTCTTGAGGATGTCGCAATGGCCCTCAATAAAGATGAAATGCAATTTTGGCCTGGTATTAATACCGCCATCGTTACCGAAATAATTACCCATCCAAAACAAAAGTCTATTAATATTTTCCTAGCCGCAGGGAATATTGATGAGGTTATCAGGATACTTCCATTTGTTGAAAAACACGGAAAAATGGAGGGTTGCACTCAAATGACAATGACAGGCCGCAAAGGATGGGAAAAAGTTATGAGCAAGATCTACAAAGTTGAATCAAGAGTTTTCTTGACTACGGAGATATAAAATGAGTTTATCAGGTTCCAAACAAAGTTCAGAGTCAAAGCTTGACCCTCAATTTAAAGAGGCTTATCTTCAGAATTTGACTGATGCCAGAGGCATTGCCGCAAATTTAGCTCCAAGAGAGTTTGCGGGTTACAACCAAGATCAGTTAACTGGCGCTCAGATTGCCCGTAACTTTGCTGATCCTAATAGCGAAGTATTTACTGGTATGCGTTCTGCTTTTGATGTTGCAGGGCGTGTAGCTAATTACAACCCACAAAATGTTACATATAACGCTTATGGTGGTGCTACTGTAGACCCCGCATCTTTGGCTGCTCAACAAGGTTATAACGCTACTACTGGTACTTTTACTGGTGCAGGACCCGCTTCTCAGTTTGCTGGAGCGCAAGCATCACCTGCTTCTTTAGCACAAGCTACTGGCTATACCTCACAAGGATTTAGCGGTCAAACTGCTGCTGCTCCATCTATGTTTACTGGAGTTGGCGCAGGTACTTCTGCTACGGCAGTTGGACAAGGCTATAACGCTGAAAGATTTGGTGGTATTAGCGCTGGCGCTGCAGAAAGAGCAAATGCCGCTGCTTTAGCCCGTGGTGATATTCGTGATGTTTCTGCCCAACAAATTGCCGCAGAACGTGTTGCCGCAGAGCGTATTGCCGCCCAACAAGCCGCTGCCGCACAAGCCGCCCGTAGTGGTGCAAGGGATGTATCTGCTAATGGTGTAACAGGCGCACAAGTTACTTCTGAGGCTTTGGGACAGATTGCTCCACAAGCTCGTTCCAATGTACGTGATATTCAAGCTGGATCATTCTTAAATCAGAATATTCAGCAGTATATGAATCCATATACACAAGCTGTAACTGAACAAAGTTTAAGGGATTTAGAGCGTTCACGCCAGTTGCAACAACAACAGACTGCGGCTCAAGCTACTCAAGCTCGTGCTTTTGGTGGATCTCGCCAAGGTGTTGCAGAGGCAGAAACAAATCGTGCATTCGGAGAGAATGCGGCTCGATTGGTTGCCCAACAGAATGCTGCTGCTTATGCTGCTGCCCAACAAGCTTCTGAGGCTGATATTGCTCGTACCATGCAAGCACAACAGCTTAACCAAGCTCAAGATGCCGCTACTACTCAACAAGCATTACAGTTGGCAGGTCAGTTTGGTTTGGCTAACCAAGATGCAAACTTGCGTGCGGCTTTGGCTAACCAAGGTGTTGATGTTCAGTATGGTTTGACTAACGCTCAGTTGCAACAACAAGCAACATTGGCAAACCAAGATGCGGCTTTACGTGCTTCACTTGCCAATCAATCCACTGGATTACAAGCGCAACAGTTAAACCAAACTTCTGCCTTACAAGCCGCACAAGCTAATCAAGATGCCTCATTAAGAGCTGCCCTTGCAAATCAGGGTGTTGATCTAAGTGTTGGGCAGTTAAACACTCAAAATGCTCAACAAGCAAATCTTGCTAATCAAGCTGCGGCTAATCAAATGGCTCAGTACAACGCAAGTAACTTACAGCAAGCAGGTTTGTCATCTCAAGCTGCGGCTAACCAAGCGGCTCAGTTTGGCGCACAAGCAGGAAATCAAGCTTCACTTGCCAACCAAGCAGCTCAGAACCAAATGGCTCAATATAACACTAGCAATTTCCAACAAGCTGGTTTAGCCAATCAAGCCGCAGGTAATGCCCAAGCTCAGTTTAATGCTCAACAGCTTCAACAAGCTGGTTTGGCTTCTCAAGCGGCTGCTAATCAAGCGGCTCAGTTTGGTGCTGGCGCTCAGAACACATTAGCCGCACAAAATGCTGCTGCTCAGAATGCTTTAGCTCAGTTCAATGCTGCTAATCTGCAACAAGCAGGGTTGAGTAATGTTGCGGCTCAAAATCAGCAGAATCAGTTTAATGCCGCTAATCAGCAAGCAATGAGCCTAGCAAATTTAGGCTTCCAAAACCAAGCTTCACAGTTTGGTGCTTCTGCATTTAACCAAGCAGGTTTGGCTAATCAAGCAGCCCTAAATGCTCGTGCTGCCCAACAAGCAGGATTGACTCAACAAGCAGGTTTGACTAATGCAAACAACTTCTTGCAGGCTAATTTGGCTAACCAACAAGCTGGTTTGACTGCTAACCAACAGCGTTTAGGTGCTTCTGGCTTGATGTCAAATATTGCACAAGGTGGTCAGCAGATGGGCTTTGCTGGCGCACAGAACTTGCTCAATATTGGTGGTCAACAACAGCAGTTCTCACAACAACAGTTGGATGCCATCCGCAATCTGCCATTGGAGCAACAACAGATTATCAACCAAGCATTGGGACTCAATGTGGGTGGTGGCTCTGGTGCAACAAGCTCTTCAAGTGGCTTCAGCGTTGGTGGAAGCTTAATTAAGTAAGGACTTATCATGGAATTTCTATTGCCAAAAGGCCAACTTAAAGGCTTATCTGAAGAAGATCAAAAAGCTGCTAAAGATGAAGCCTTTAATCAGTTTTTGTTAGGTAGCATCTTTGGTGGTGGTGGCATTGCTACTGGCTATCAAGCTGTCCAAAATATTATTCCTAACTTGCAAAAGCAAAGACAACAACAAGGTTTGTTGCAAGAGCTTGGTGCAATTAATAAAGAGTTTTTCCCAACTCCAGAACAAGAGCAAGCCCAAGCACTCAATGCTAATCTTGGAAGACCTAGAACGGCATCTAGCCCATATTCTTTGAGTACGGCATTAGGTATGCCACAAGATAGAGTTGCGCCTCAAGCCCTTCAAGGTGAAGCGCCTAACTATGCTGATTTGCAAACTAGGTTAGCTCGGTTATCTTTGAATCCTAATGCGGCTTCAATGATTCCTGCATTGTCATCTGCATTTGGTGCATTTAAGCCAACTGTTACTGATGGTGTGGTTACTGACATTAGAAACAGGCCAACTGCTGTCATTCCTCGCATGGACACTAAAACTGGTATGCAGTTTGGTGGCAACGTACAAAATGGCAATGTTAACTTTAATGCTACTGATATAGCTGGCTTTGCAGATGCTTCTGCAAGAAATCAGCTTCCTCCATTAACTGCAGGAACTAGATTTACATTTGATGAGTTTGGTCGCAGAACTGGCATTACTAGTGATGTTGGCGCTGCTGCATCAACAGAAACGCTTGAAGGCGCTAGAGCAAGAGGCCAAGCACAAGGTCAAGTTGAACAAGTTATTGGAGCAGATGGCAAGACATACTTTGTTCCTAGATCTTCTCTTCTCACTCAGCCTCCTCGTGCTGGCGGTGCGGGAACTACTCCACCAGTTGGAGGAGCTGTAGGAGCAGTAGCCAAGATTTCTCCTGAGCAAGCAACACTAGATGCTGCAGCCAATGAGCGCTTTTTAGCCTTTTCTAAAAAGGCTTTGGAATCCGCAGATAGTGCTAGTGGTCGCAAGATTGCTGCTGAACAACTTTATGATCTTGCAACACAAGTTAACAACAATAAGTTAACTGGTTTGCAAGCAGGTATTGCTAGTTATATGAACGCAATTCCAGGCGTTGGAAAGTTATTTGAGCAGGACATTACTGACGTAACCCGCATGACTCAAATGATTAAAACAGCACAATTAGAAAAGACTGCAATGCAAAAAGGTGCTGCCAGTAACTTAGACGCTACAACGATTGAGAAGAGCTACGCATCTATAACAGATCCTGCTTCTTCAACACGGATGGCTGCTGCATTTGAGGTTGCATTAGCTGACAAAGATATTGCTAAAAATCAGTTTGTTGAAGCCTATACGGGCAACCCAGGCAAGGCAAGCACAGCATGGCAGAATTCTCCAGATAACAAGCCACTCTTTAATCACCCTAAATTTAATCAGTTCTTAAGCGAACAAGTTAATACATGGGTGCAACGTGGCGCAGAAGGCAAGCCTGTACTTCCTGCTGGTTTTCAATTTGGCACTGGTAAGACTTCTGGTTCTTATTTGATTAAGAAGCCTGATGGCACAATTTATCGCATAGGTCAATAATGGCAACTAAAGACGAAATCTTTGCTTTTGCTGCTCAAGAGGCAGAGCGCCAAGGTGTTCCTCTTTCGTTAGTACAGGGCGTAGTTGATACAGAATCTGGTGGTGTTTTTAATGCCATTGGACCTAAGACTAAAACTGGTGATCGTGCCTATGGTCCTATGCAGTTGATGAGTTCTACTGCAAAAGACTTAGGTGTTAATCGTATGGAATGGAAAGATAACATCCGAGGTGGTGTTAAATATCTAAACCAGTTATCACAAAGATACGATAACCCCGATTTGGTTCTTGCCGCATATAACGCAGGGTTGGGTAATGTAGACAAGTATGGCGGTATTCCACCATTTAAAGAAACACAAAACTATGTTCAAAAGGTTAAAAACTTTATGGCTAAATCTACAACTGATGATGAGTTTGTTCCTTTCGGACAAGGTACAGCAACTCAAGCGCCTATTCAAAATGTAGGTGCTGATGAGTTTGTTCCATTTACTGGCACACAAAGACAAGTTCAACAACAAGTACAGCAAACACAAGCTGCACCTACCCCTGCTGAATTTATGCAGAGTGTTCGCCAACAAGCATTTCAGCCAAGGACTCAGTTTCAGCAAGACGTTGCCGCAAGCTTTAACCCATTAGATGTGTTTCGTGGCAAGACTACTGGTGGACAGTTAATTACTGGTACTGCTGACTTGATGTCAAGAGGGATTAAGGGCGGGTTGAGTGCGCTTGGATTGTCAGATGAATACCTTGGCATAGATCGTAACAAACCACAACCTGTTGCCGCACCCACACAGTCTATTAGCGACATTCTAAGAGGCACATACAAGGTGGCTACAGAGCGTCCAGGTCTATTAGTTGGTGGCATGGCTACAGGTTTACTTGATCCTACAAACTTGGTATTACCTGGTGCTATGCAGAAATCTATGGTTGCTGCTACCCCAACTGCAATTGCACAGATGGCTCCTAAAACTGTCGCTTTGGCTCAAAACATTGGTGCTGGCGCTGGTACTGCCGCACTCTCATCTGCTGCTGGACAACAAGCAACAACAGGCACTATCAATCCTGCTCAAGTAATGAATGAGGCCGCTGTGGGTGGCATTTTGACTGCACCTACTGCTACTATTAGTGGATTGAGTACACCAAGAGCGCCAGCTAATTTAACTCAATCTCAATTAGTTGCTGAACGTGCAATTGCACAGGGTGCTACATTGCCTCCTACTCAAGTTAATCCTAGTTTGTTAAACAGAATGCTTGAGGGATTCTCTGGCAAACAACAAACTGGTCAAGTTGCTTCTATTAAAAATCAAGAAGTAATTAATGCTCAAGCTCGTAAGACTTTGAACCTGCCAGAAGATACAGTTATAACACCTCAAGTATTGCAAGACTATCGCAATGTTAAAGGTCAAGCTTACGATGCTTTAAAAGCAAACAATACTTACTATGCTGATAAGCAGTTTTTTACTGACATTAACAAGCGTACAGCAGAACTGCAAAAGTTATCTAATACAACAGATGTGACTGCTGAACTTAGAGTTCTTAATGGCTTAAAGCAGATGAACTTTGATGGTGTTGGTTTGGTTGAGCAGATGAAACGCTTACGATTCGATGGCGAAGGTAATCTTGCGTCTTTAGATCCTTCCAACAGAAGTCTTGGTCAGGCACAGAAGTTTGCTGCTAGACAATTAGAAGATCTTGCAGAACGTAATTTAAAGAACTTTAATCAACCAGATGTAATGTCAAACTTTAAGCAAGCCCGTCAGGATATTGCTAAGAGTTACACAATTGAAAAATCATTGAATGCCGTTACTGGTGATGTGTCTGGTGCTAAGTTAGGCCAACGTGCTGCACAAGGAAAGATTGTTCCTAGTGAGCTTCAAGCTTTAGCTGATGCCGCTGCCGCCTATCCAACTGCCTTCCAAAATACTGCTCGTATTGGTAGTGTTCCTGGCATTAGTCCATTAGATGTTGGAGCCGCAGGTATTGCCGCTGCTTCAGCAAGTAATCCTAGTCTGCTTGCTACTGTATTAGGTAGACCAGCAGTTAGAGCAGGTATTACTAGTCCAGTATTCCAACGCAATATGTTGCCTAGTTCACAGCCACAAATGCCTAATCTAGTAAACAGGATCACCTCTAATCCCATGACAAACTATGGGTTAGGACAGTTGCCTGAGTATGGTACTGAGCGTTTCTTGCTCCCAAGATAACATGAAAGATTGGCTGTTTGCAATCATTGCAGCAGTCAGTATCACTGTCTTTGTGGCCTTTTGTAGCTACATAATAATTTGGGCGTACCCGTGAAATGGTTACTAATGTCATCATTGTTGTTTACATTGGTAGCATCTAGTAAAGAGAAAACTGAATACAGATGTGTCAGGTGGGCATGGACAGGTGATGTTTACAACCGAAAAGTAGTATGCCTTGAGTGGCAAAAAGTTGATAAAAAATGATTGATCCAATCACAGCCCTAGCTGGCATACAGTCAGCAATCAGCATGGTCAAGAAGGCAGCTAATGTTGCCCAAGACTTAGGCTCACTTGCGCCCATGATTGGTAAGCTATTTGACGCTAAGTCTGTAGCTACAAAAGCCATGCTTCAGGCTAAACAGTCTGGTAAAGGCTCGAACATGGGTACGGCTTTGCAGATTGAGATGGCACTAGAACAGGCTAGGGCGTTTGAGGAAGAGTTAAAGATGCTCTTCATGCA